ACAACAGCCTCGAATTACAAGAAACGGCTCCGGTCGGCGTTGAGGCTCGACGAGGCCGGGCCGCTGGGCCGGAACGTAACGCGATGACCCGCGGTTACCGGCGGCCCGACCCGTCGACACTTGAAAGGGCCTTCATCAAAGCGCGAAACTCGTCGGAATGGCTCACCGACTCCGACGCCGCCGCCCTATGGCATGGCCGGGACCTGTCCCTCTACCTCGACCTGCTGTTCCGCCGCCAAACGTCGATCGACGGTATGCCCGACGTGACCACCCGCGACCTGGCCGACATGTCCGGCCGCTACGCGCAGCTGCTCCGCGAGCTCGGCTTCACACCGGCGGCCCGTCACCGTATGGGCCTGTGGGATGAAACAGTCGACGATGCCTTCGCCCAGGTCGTCGCCCTGGCTTCCGCGGCTGGGGACACCGCGCAGTAGCCGGCCCACCTTCGGGAACCAGGCCGCCGCCGTCGCCCAGGTCGTAGGTACCCCCTTGTTGGCCTGGCAGCGCCACGCCCTCGACGTCGGCCTCGAACGATCAGACGCCGGATGGGCCTACCCCGACGTCGGGATCGCGGTCGCCCGACAGAACGGGAAGACCCGGGGGATTCTCGGCACCCGAATCCTCACCGGCCTCCTCCTGTGGGGCGAGTCGATCCTCCACTCCGCGCAGAACCGGGACCTACCCCGAGAGTCGTTCCTCGAGATCGCCGAAATCCTGGAGACACGCTTCCCCGGCCGTCTGGTCGGCCGGCCCCGCCGGGCCAACGGCCAAGAGTCGGTACGGCTCGGCAACGGCGGCAGCTACCGGATACTGGCGCCCCGGCCGGACGCTCCCCGCGGGTTCCACGCCGACCTGATCGTCCTCGACGAGATACGCGAGTACCGGGACACGTCCTTCCTCTCGGCGATTCTCCCCACCGCCAACACCTCCCCGGACCCTCAAGTCTGGTACGCGTCCAACGCCGGCGACCCCGATTCGGTCGTCCTCAACGGGCTCCGCGCCCGGGGCCTCACCGGGGACCCCACGCTCGCCTGGTTGGAATGGTCAGCCGACCCCGCCCTCGACGACGACGACCCGACCGCCTGGTCCCAGGCCAACCCCTCCCTCGGCAGCCTGATCGACACCGACCGGATCGCCCACCTACACGCAACCCTCACCCCCGAGGGGTTCGCCACCGAGGTTCTATGCCGCTGGGTCGACATTGCCGGTACCCGGGCGATCCCCGCCCCACTATGGGATGCTTGCCTGGACGCGGCGGTCCCCGGTCCGACTGGACGGCCGGTATGTTCGGTGGACATTGACCCGGACCGGGCGGCCGCCGCGGTCGCCGTCGCATGGCAACTTCCCGACGGTCGGATCGGAACCGACCTCGCCCTCTACCGCACCGGCAACCTCGACACACTCGACCAAGCGGTCACCGCCCTACTCGATGAGCTCGCCCCGTCCATGATCGGCTACGACCCCTGGACAACCGAAACCCTCGCCGCCGGGTTGCTCGTCGCCGGGTATCCGATGACCCCGGTTACCGGCCGCGCCTGGGTCGCCGCCTGCTCCGACCTCTACGACCTGCTGGCCGCCGACCGGCTACGCCACCCGGGCCGGGAAGCCCTCAACGCCCAACTCGCCGTCGCCGGCCGCCGCGAATCGACAGAAGGCCGCTGGTGGATCACCCGCGGCGGCGAACCGATCCCCGCAGTCACCGCCACCGCCCGAGCCGTACACCTGGCAGTAAGGCCGGCGCCGATCTACGCCGTCCACTGACCGTTACGGGATACCAGCACCGCGCGCGCCCGTAACGCTATTGTCCCGGGCAATGGGCCGCTTTCTCGAGCTGCTGACCGGGGCGCCCCCCGCGGAAGTACGGCACACCGACACTGATCCCAGCGCCTACCCGCTGGAATGGCAGCTCGACGCGGTCGTCTGGCATCAGACCCACGGCCCGATATCCAGCGAAGCGGTCCCCGCGGTGTACGCCGCGATCGACCTGATCGCCTCGTCGGTGGCCCGCCTCGACACGCTCACCTCGACACCCTTGTCCCGGTCTCCGGACCAGTTCGACACCCGGTTCAACTTCTTCTTCGAAACCGCCTGGAGCCTGGCGTGGGCCGGTGACGCCTACTGGCTGAAAACCCCCAACAACAGCCCGGACGCCCGCGGTATCGACAGCCTCCAGGTGATCCCCCCCTCAGACGTTGATGTCAACTGGGACGACACCCTGGGCCGGCGCCTCCGCAATTACCGCTGGCTGACCCGGGAGATACCCGCGGAACGGATCGAACATCTCCGCTTCCACCCTCGACCCGGCGAACTCCACGGCCTGTCGCCGATCGAAGCCGCCCGGGAAACCTGGGAGGGGGCCGCCCACTCCGAACGTTGGGGCTCCGGCCTGTTCGCCGGCTCCGGGGTCCCCTCCGGCGTCCTCAACGTGCCCACCCCACTCAGCAAAGAGGAGTCGGACAAGCTACGCAGCCAGTGGGACAAGGCCCGGGCCGGGCAACGCAACACCGCGGTCCTATCCGGCGGCGCCAAATACGAGGCCGTCGAACTGAGCCCGGCGGACATCGAATGGCTGGAGACCCGCGCCTCGACCGCCCAGGAAGTCGCCCGAATCTTCCACATTCCCTCCGACATGCTCGAAGTGTCCGTCCAGGGTGGCGCCAGCTCGGTCACCTACCGGAACCTGGCCGCGATCGGCGCCGACTTCGTCGAATGGTGCCTCAACCCCTACCTGCAGATCATCGAAGAAGCCTGGGCTCGCCTTCCCGGACAACCCGCCCTCGAATTCGACACCCGCCCCCTCTACCGGGAAGACCTCGAAACCCGCGCTCGCACCCTCGAATCGCTGGTCCGGGCCGGTATGCCCCTCAACGACGCCCTCGCCGAAACATCGTTCGCTCCCGGCCTGGAGGTATCGCTTGCCACCTGAACCGCTGATCACCCTCGACGTCACCTTTGACACCCGCGCCCTCGACGAGGGGGATGGGCTCACCCTGGAAGGCCGGATCGTCCCCTACGACGAGGTGATCGACCTCCCCTCCGGCCGGGAAGCTTTCGCCCCCGGCGTGTTCGCCGACACCGACCCCGACTCGGTGGTCCTTCTCTACCAGCACGACCCGACCCGCCCGGTGGGACGGATGACCGCCGCCGAGGATCGGGCCGACGGTCTGTACGGGACGTTCCGGTTCGGCACGACCGCCGCCGCTACTGAAGCCCGTTCCCTGGCCGCCGACCGGATACTCCGCGGTCTGTCCGTCGGTTTCGAACCCGTCGAATCCCGCAAAGAGAAGGACGTCCGCGTCCATACCAAAGCCCGACTCAGGGAAACCTCCCTGGTCACGTTCCCGGCATACCCAGGCGCCTCGGTGCTGGCGGTTCGGGAGGAAGGAAAGCCCATGACGGACGAGAAACCCGTCCCCGAGCCCGCACCCGACCCCGCGCCCGAACCGGCGCCCGAACCCGACCCCGAATTCCGGGCCGCGGTCGTCGACCTGGAAACCCGGATGGACAACGGGTTCCGGGAGGTACGGAACATGATCGCCAACGTCCACCTGGGCGACCCGGCGATCCCCGAAAGGTCCGTCCAGTCGTACCTGGCGGAAATGCTGGTCACGGTCGCCAAATCACCCGGTGAGAAGCGAGCTCTGGCCGACGTGATCGGCACCGCCCCCGGCAACGCCTCCGGGCTCATCTACTCCCAACGAGTCAGCGAAGTCCTGAATGCGATCGCCGGGCTCCGGCCCCTGTTCGACGCCGCCGGGAAAGTCCCCTTCCCCAGCTCGGGCTACGGCCTCAACTTCCCCAGGATCACCCAGCACACCCAGGTCGCGAAGAGGACCGCTGAAAAGGCCGAAGCCGCCAGCCGTGAACTGACCCTCGACCAGGGCCAGTTCGCCATGGAATGGTTCGCCGGCGCCGTCGACGTGTCCCTCGAGCTGATCGCCCAGTCCGACCCGTCAGTCCTCGAGGTTGTCGTCGACGACCTCCTCGCCCAGTACGCGGTCGCCACCGAAGCGGAATTCGCCTCGGATTCGGTCGCCTCGGCCACCGCCGGCGGGGCGGTCCTCCCAGTGTCGACCTGGGCGGCGTTTGCCGCCGCGGTGATCGGCACCTCCGCCGATATCAGGGCGGCGACCGGAATCCCCGGAGACCGGCTGGCCCTCACCGACGCCTCCTGGGCGGCCGTGGTCGGCCTGCTCAACCCGGCGGCCCCCGCCGCCAACCCGGGCACCGCGCCCGACCTCACCGCCGAAGCGATCAACGTGGGCGGGGTCCTCGCCTTCCACGCTCCGGCGCTCGCCTCGGACCTCCAGTTCAACACTCGGAGCCTCCGCAACAGCGAACGGACACCCGACACTGTGAGCTCGAACAACGTGGCGCTCATGGGCCGGGACATCGGGATCATCGGCGCCACCATCGCCCTACCCCTCTACCCGGCGGGGATCGTCAAATACACGGTCTGAACAGGGGGTTCGTGTTGACGCTTCCGGTTCCTACCGCGGACCAAACACAGCGGATCGCCCAGGCCATTATTCACAAGGCCACCAGGGTCCTGGTAATGGCCGGGGCGCCGCTGGGCACGTTCGGGGAGCTCACCGAACTGGGAATGTCGACGGTGCGACCGGACTATCAGATCGCCGAACTGCTGTTCGGGCTCAGGTTGACCGAATGGGACCTCGCCCTCGACGGCCTGGTCACCCCCGACGACGTAATCCGCCAGGGGCTCCAGGCCAACCCGGCCACCTTCCCCGCGGAACGGCTACCCGACGTGGAACGGGCGATCGACACCGCGGTCTCCTGGGTCGACACCTACCTAACCGAGGGGGTCGCGGTCGGATGATCGAAACTCTGATCACCGCCCTGACCGCCGAATTCGATGGTGACGTCGCTTTCTACCCGGCGGTCCCCTCCCAGATTGTCGCCCCCGCGGTGATCGTCGCCCCCGGCGACCCGTTCCTCGCCCCCGGCACCCACGGCACCATCTCGGAAAACTGGGACGTCCTGGTCGCCGTCGGCTTCAAAGACACCGGCGAAGCCGTCACCCAAATGCGGGACCTGTCCCACCGGGTGCGCCGGGTGGTCGGGGAAACCGGGGGGCTATGGCGACAGGCCGCCGGTCCCCGCCGCGGGGCCACCGAATCCGACCAGACGGTTATCACCGTCAACGAAATCACATTCAAATATCCGCCACCAGGAGGAACACCATGACCACCAGCCCGACATTCATTCCCGGCTACCTCGCCACCGTCACCCTGATGGCGGAAGACATCTCCGCGATCGGCTCGGTTGTCAGCCTGGAAAAAACCCGGAACGTGATGACCAAACCAACGTTCGGCTCACCCTACGGACACAGCCTGGGCGGCCAGAAAATCGCCGCGTTCAGTGCGAACGGCCACCTGTCCGCGGAGCAGGCCGCCGCCCTCGAAGACATCTTCGACTCGGACGCCCCCATCGACTTCACCCTCCAGGTAGGGGAAGGCGCCGGGGCTACCGACGCCGGGGTCCACTCCGGGAAATGCGTTGTCAGCTCATACCGGATCGAAGCCAACGCCGACGGGGAATGGGACTGGGCGATCGAAGCGCAAACCTCGGGGGTCGTCACCTACACGCCCGCCGCCCCGTGACATGGCCGACGGGCAAGTACGGGTCAAGGGGCTCGCCGATTTCAGCCGCGACCTGAAACGGGTCGACACCCGCCTCGCCAAAACCCTGGCCGCCGCTAACAAGACGGTGGCGTCCAGGGTCGCGGAGAAGGTGAAACCCGCGGTCCGGTCCCTCGCCGCCCCCGCCTCGAGTAGGACGTCGGGGGGGATCACCGGACGGGCCACCGGAAGGAAAGGGAAACTCGCTTTCTCTCAGGCGAAACGGTCCCGGCCGCTGGTCGCCCATATTCTCGGCGCCGACTGGCATATGGTCCACGGCCGCCCGGTGAAAGCCGATTCGATGCGGTCCCGGGTCTGGCAGCCGCACCTGGGTTCCCGCTGGTCGGCGGGGGACCTGTACGGGGCGGGCCCGGTGATCGTGAAAGCCGCCGACTCGTTCATCGTCGACGAATACGCCGACGCGATCATGGACGCTTTCGCCGTTGCGTTCCCGGAGAAAGCATGACCGACCGGCGCCGCACCGTCGAAGTCGATTTCCTGGTCGACGACCGCGACAAGCGGAAGCTGGACGGGATCGGCCAGTCCGCCCAGGGGGCGACCGGCGCCCTGTCGGGGATGGGCGGCGCGATCGGCGGGGTTGTCGCCGCGGTCGGGGTCCGTGAGGTAGCACAGTTCGCCTATGACACCGCCCTGCTCGCTGATAACGCCCGGATCGCCGCCGAATCGGCGGGGAAAGTCCTCGGACCCGCCCTGGGAACCCTCCACGAAAACCTGGAACAAGCCCGCCTCACCATGGGACTCAACCGGGGGGAGCTAGACCAGCTTGTCGCCAAGTTCGGACTGCTCACCGATTCGATGGGGCTCAACGACGCCGAGCAGGGCGCGTTCATTGAGAAGCTGATAACGACCGGCGGGGAGCTCGCCGCCTTCCGGGGGAATGTGGGGGACGCCCCCGAGGCTATCGACGCCATGGGCGCCGCCCTCCGCGGCGAATTCGACCCCCTCGAACAGTTCGGGGTGAAACTCAGCGAAGCGGCGATACAGGAGAAAATGCTCGAACTGCGGACCGACCCCGCGAACGATGAGCTATCCGAACAGCAAATACGAATCAAGGCGATACAGGAACTGATCGACACCAAGGCCGCCGCCGCCCTGGGCAGCCTGTCCGACGCTCAGGATTCATTGGCCGGGAAAACCAATGAGGCCAACGCCCGGTTCGAAGATATGAAAATCGAGCTCGGCGAACACCTGCTACCCGTCGTCAACGAGGTGCTCGGCGACATTCTGGAATCTTTTGAGGCGATCGACCGGCTTTCCAACCCCGAAACGTTCGGCAGTACCCGCCTCGGCCGCTGGTGGAATGACTTTCAAAACACCATCGAACGGACCACCGCCAAGCTGGGCGCGATGGGCGGCGCCGCCGCCGCCGCCCGGGCCCAGGCGACCGTTGCCCGCACCGGGGTTTCCGGGTCCCGATTGTCGGCGGGGATCGGCTACCCGCGGCGCCAGTTCGGCGGGCCTATCTACGGGCCGACCGTGGTTGGGGAGCATGGCCCCGAACTGCTCACCCCGGGCCAGTCGGGCCGGGTAACCCCCCTCGGCGGCGGCGGTACCACGATTGTTGTCAACGCCGGGTTGGGCACCGACCCCAACCAGCTAGCGAAAGCGGTCCTCGACGCTCTGCAGCGGTATCAGCGGACCAACGGGCCGCTACCCCTCGACGTGAGGATCAACTAGTGACCCTGGTATCCGAGCCCGCCCCGGTCCTCCGCTGGTTGGGAGGCAAAATCGATGTACAAGTACGGATCGAATCGGCGCTTGCGGTCGCCGGCGCCGCCCAGTGGGATATCGCTGAATGGGACGTCGCAATCTGGGCCAGTTCCGACCTGGCCTACCAGGACATAACCCCCTATGTCCTCGAGGTCACCTACCAGCGGGGCACCGAATCCTTCGACACCCGATTCCAGGGCGGTTCCGCCACCGTGGAATGCGACAACACCACCGGCCTTTTCACCCCTTCCGGGACCGGTGAGGTTCCCTGGTCGCTTCCCTTCCGCCCGGGTCGGCGCGTCCAAATCTCATGTTTTCCCGACCCCGAATCGGACACCCGGGTGATCCTGTTCACCGGGCGGATCGACGACACCGGGGACGACTTCCAGGGCGGCGGCGGCGAACTGACCACCAGCCTTCAACTGATCGACGCTCTCGCCGAGCTCGGCGCCAACAATCCGCCCATGCTGGAAACGGCGACCGGGGTTCAACCCACCGACGACCGGGTTATCGCCGCCCTCGACTACGCCGACCAGGACTCCGCCCTCCGCGACATTCAAACCGGGCTCCACACCATGCAGACCAGCTTCCTCGCCCAGTCGACCCTTGAGGAATGCCAGCGGGCCGCCGACGCCGAGGGGGGCGCCTTCTACGCGGAACCCGACGGGACAATGGTTTTCAAAGCCCGCGACTGGCTGAGTACGGACGCCCGGTCGACGACGGTTCAGGGGTACCTGGGGTTCGCCACTATTCAGGACCCGACGGTCCCCCACCACAACATCGACTCGGATTCGGTTCAAACCTCATGGAACCTGGCCCGGGTCCGTAACGACATTCAATTCTCCCGCGACGGCGGCGCCCAACAGCATGTTTGGGATGACGATTCGATCGTCCGTCACGGCCGGCGCACCTACCGCCGCACCGACTACAACAACAATTCGGACAGCGAGGTTCTGTTCCTGGCGAACCGGGTCCTCGACGCCGCCCTCGAATCCCGGATGAGGGTTACCAGCCTGGCGATCATCGCCAACGACGACCCCGATAACGACGACCTGAACCGCCTGTTCTACGACACTCGGATGGGCGACCTGTTCGCCGTCGAACTGCGCACCCTCCACGACTGGGAGATACCCGAATTTCAAACCCATGTCATCGGGATCGCCGGGAGGATCACCGCCGATGAATGGGTCGTCACGTTCACCCTCGACGATTCGCTAGTGGAAGGGGCCGCGTAATGCCTGAAATGGTGAATGTTGTCCCCACCGACCCCATCGAATCGGAATGGGGCAACGACATACGGGACCGGACCGTCCAACGGTACACCTCGAGCGCCAACCGGACGTCGCTTCACCCTGCTCCCACCGCCGGGGACCTCTCCTACCTGGCCGACACCGGATCAGTCGAGGTGTACCACTCCGGCGCCTGGCGGGCCATGCTCCCCGCCGGGGTCGTCATCCCCTTCGCCGGTTCCACCGCCCCCGCCGGATTCCTGGTCTGCAACGGCAGCCTGGTCTCCCGCACCACCTACGCCGCCCTGTTCGCCGTGATCGGCGTCGTCTACGGGGCGGGGGACGGGACTACCACGTTCGGACTGCCCGACCTCCGCCAACGGTTCCCCCTCGGCAAAGCCGCTAGCGGTACCGGCGCGACCCTGGGCGCTACCGGCGGGGACATCGACCATGTTCACTCCGGCGCCGCCCACCAGCACATCACCCCCAACCACGGCCACTCCGCCTCCCGTACCCTGGCTGAGGGGGCGGGGAACACCGGCTCGGGCGGAGCCCACTCCCACGCCCTCGGCTCGAGCGATTCGGGCGGCGGCCACTCCCACTCCTACTCGGATTCGACCGGCGGTCCCTCCGTCACCTCGAGCGCTCCCGCCGGCCCCGGCGGCACTTTCGCCGGCGCCACCCACTCTCACAGCTTCTCCGGTTCGGTGACCTCGGCGGGCGGCCATGCTCACACTCTGGGCAGTTCGGATTCGGCGGCCGCCCACCAGCACACTGTCCCCGACCACGCCCACGACGTTCCCGCGGTCCCATCGTCGGGTTCCGGTACCTCCGGTTCCGCTGGCGGCGGCGCCACTAGCCAAACGAACCCGCCGTTCATCGCCCTCAACTATCTGATCAAAACGTGAGTATCAGCCTCACCGAACTCCGGGAGATGATTCGGGACCTGGACCCGGCGGCCATAGCCGCCTTAGAAGCCCGGGTCGACGCCCTCGAGGCGGGCACCCTCGACCTCACCGGCGGGACCATGACCGGGGATATCGACCTCAACAACAACGACCTGTTGAACGTCGCCAGCATTACCGGGCTCCCCTGGACGACGTTCACCCCCGCGCTCACCGCGGTTACCACCAACCCGACCCTGGGCACCGGATCGGTCCAGAACGGCCGGTATGTGCAGGCCGGAAAACTGATCCGCGGCCACGGGTTCATCAGGTTCGGCACCGCCGGCACCGCCGCCGGCTCCGGCACCTACTCGGTCAGCCTTCCGGTAGCCGCTGAGACCAGCTTTCTGATCGCCAACGCCACCGGCGGCCTCGGATCGTCGATCGGCGGCTTCCACGTCCGGGACAATTCGGCGCCCGCCTGGCGCCTGGGCAGTGTCCAGCTCGCCACCACTACCACCGCGATTCTCCTCCTCGACAACACGATCGTCGTCAACAGCGGCGGACCCTGGCCGTGGGCACCCTCAGACTCTCTCACCTACTTCTTCGGCTACGAAAGGAGCTGACCAATGACCGACAATCCGATCCTCAGTCTCGACGAGGCCGCCGCCCTACTCGGGATCAGCGGCCAAGACCTAATGCTCTCCCGGGCTCGGGGGCTCACCCCCGGCAATCTGGGCTACCGCCAGGGCGGTCAGCTCCATTGGAACCGGGACGACCTCGCCGAATTCATCCCCGAAAAGCCCAAGCCCAAGCCGAAATCAACCTCCAAGACCAAAGCGAAGTAGTGGCGTTTTTCGCGTTCTTACCCCGTAAAATCGGGGGTTATGGAACGGTGTCCCGACTGTCGGGCTCCCCTCGAAGTGATCGACTACCTCGAAGCCACCCTCTGGGGAGACCTGGTTCACACCCTGGTCCGGTTCTGTCTGTCCTGCGGTTGGACCGACCGCACCGACACCCATTTGGAGATACCCGCCGGAGTCTGAAATGAGGGACCGCCTGCTCGACGCCATGTTGTGGACCGTGGTATTCGTCGCGGTCGCGGTGGCCATAGCGGCCGGCACCCGCCTGGTCGCCTGGGTTGTCGACGGCGGGGACACCTCGGGGATTTGGAAGGCCTCGCTGGCGATCGTGGCCGCCGCCGGCGGCGGGGGACTGGCCGCCGCCACGATACGCTCCAGGAACGGGGAATGAGCGCCACCCGCTACCCGCCCGCCACCTGGAAGGGTGACGGAGAATCCGCCGGCTCCTACCAGTCCGCCCCGTGGCGGATCGTCCTCCACACCACTGAAACCGAGGGGGTCCCCGGCTACGACGGCGGCAGTTCGGCGCCGCATCTCACCTACAACGTCCGGGACCGGAAATGGTGGCAGCACACCGACCTGGGGACCGCGGCGCGGGCCCTGAAAAACCTGGACGGCGGGGTCCAAACCAACCGGCAGCGTGCCCTCCAGGTGGAGATCGTCTGCTATTCGGACAAGAACGTCGCCGACGACGACCCCTCCGACCGCTACTGGGTGGGCAACCTGCCCGACACCGCCTACACCGACCTCTGCGCTTTTCTGATATGGGCGGCCACCCAGTACGGGGTCGTCACCAAATGGCCCGGAAAAGCGGCCCTGTCCTATTCACAGGCCAACGCGTCGGGCTTCCGCATGAGCTCGGGGGAATGGAACAACTACAACGGGGTCTGCGGGCACCAGCACGTCCCCGAAAACGACCACTGGGATCCCGGCGCGATCGACTGGGACCGGCTGATGGAAGGGATGAGCATGGAAGGCCCCAACGGCGAACCGAACTGGGATGAAGTGTCGGACTGGGCGAAGAACGCATGGACCCAGGCGTACATGGCGAACCTGCTCACCGACGACAGCCACCCCGGGGACGAGCTGACCGTCGAACAGTCGATGGTTTACCTGGCCCGGGCCAAAGTCATATAACCCCAGGTCACAGATCGGTTTTAAGCCCCGTTTTCCCGGTCCCCCTCACTGGGGGCCGGGGTTTTCGGCTTCCACAACTGGAATCCGATCACCGTCAGCCCGCCGACGATCAGCCACGCCAGGATCCCGGCTTCCGCCCGGCCGACAGCCAGCATCGCCAGGTAGATCAGCACCCCAACTCCGATCAGCAGTCCGAGCAGGCGCCTCATTCGCCGACCTCCCGGTACCAGGGCATCGCCTCGGCGGGGACCGCGACGTCGGGGCGGTCTATGTAGTAGCGGCGGGCCGTATCGGGATGGTTGCCCATGAACTCGCCGATGGTTTCCCGGTAGTGACCGGCGCGGGCCATACGGGTCGGCTCGTAGTGGCGCAGCTGGTAGGGGGAGAACGGTTCGACTCCGGCGGCGGGCAAATGGTGGACCCTCAACTCGTATTCAAGGCGCCGGGAGTCGACGGCGCGGCCGTCGGTCGCCTTACGGAAAATCAACTCACCCGCCCAGGCGTCGCTAACCCACCGGCTCGCCAATTGCAGCGCGAGTAGGTCGGTGCGTTGCCGGCGCAACAGGGCGGATAGTTGCGGGGAGACTGCGACACCCCGCTCCCCGTCGGTGGTCTTTTTCGTACCCCGATGCCAGGTGTAGACACCCAGGGATCGATCGCGGCGCAGCGCCCCCCGCACCTGGATAACCCCGTCGTCCGGGTACCAGTCGGTCCAACGCAACCCCGCCGCCTCGGACGGCCGGAGCGCGCATTCGGCCATGACCCGCCAGACAGCCCCGTTGAACGTGGGATCAGTCACCGCGAGTAGGCCGTCGACCTGTTCGCTGGTGGGCGCGGTCCGTGAGCCCCGGCCGGGTAAGTCTTTCGGCACCCGCGAAGTCAAGCCCGGATTCCATAGCGACCCGGGGGGGAACCCGGCGACACGGCCCTCGCCGACCGCCCAGGTGTACGCCGCTCCCGCCACTGTTTTCATGGTCCGCACCGTTTCGGTATACCCGGCGGCGGCGACCGCCCGGTACGCAGCGTTGAGATCGGCGGGCCGCACCTGGTGGGCGGGAAGCTCCCCAACCGCGGGCACCAAATGGTTACGGACAATCCCGCTGTACGACTGAAGCGTGCCCAACGGGTAGAACGGTTCGATCGCCTCGGACAGCCACGCCTCCAACATGACACCAACTGTTTCGGGCCGCCCGTCGACCCGGCCAGCTCGGACGTGGCCCATACGTTCCAACCCGTCGGCTTTCGCCGCCCGCCGTGAGGGACCGCGGCCCCGGTACCGGGTACCGTCGACCATGACGTCCCACCGGATGATCCCGGTCAGGACACCGGCCCGTTTCTCCGCGTAGTAGGACCCGTCGGGGATATCGTGGGGGTTCATTGCTTGCTGGCTCTCCTATGTCGGGGGGTAATCGGGGGGTAATCCGAATCGGGAAACGCCCGAATCGCGTTATCCCAGGCTAGGACACCATTATCGGCAAAACCGGCATTTCCTCAAGTAGATAAACGTTTTTTTCCCACTCTCTATACGACCCGAACCCACCCCATGAACACCCTGGTCGTCCTCCCCACTTACAACGAGATTCGAGAAAAACCCTTTTAGTCATTGACGGCGGGAGGTTTCGGGGGGTAACCGGGGGGTAATCCGGTTTCCGGAACGTTCACGCGCTTGACGGCAGGGGGGGGGGGGGGTACTTTCGACCCTGCGGCGACATTTCCGGGGCACTAGGTCGCCTCCGCTACCGGGAAGGCTCGCATGGACGAAGCCACCGCCGAATCCGTTGGCGAACGGATCGTCGAAATACTGGGGGACCTGCGAGATACCGCCCTACGGGACGAACATCTCGTCAGTCAGAAGGAAGCCGCGGCGATCCTCGCCGTATCCCCCGGGTACCTGTCGAAGCTGGTGACCACCGGGGTACTCGACCGCTACGACGTCGCCCGCAATTCCGCGCACCCTGTCTACAGGTTCAGGCTGTCGGATATCCGCGGGTTCATCGACGCCAGCGCTGTAACGCCAACGGGCCGCTCCAATGGAACGGCCCGTCAACGTACCCCCCGATCGGTGCCAGCAACGCAACCGACCGGAGGTGACCGATATTAGATAACCCCTGTGACATTCGCCCGGATATGCCGGTTCGGTCTGGCCCTCTCAAAGGTTGGAAGTGTGAAACTGACGGTCACCGAAACCGGGGCACGCCACCCGATTAACACCGGGCTCAGGGAGGCTTGTCGGTCCCCGGACCTACCGTGGGCTAAGCGCGTCCCGGTGTAGGCACCTTCAGAAGTCCCCCCTTCAACTACCTGGGACGCGCGGCCCATCCTGCGACAATCACCATCGGCGACCCCCCGGGTTCATGTTCAAGCGGACATTCACTCAGGGGCCCGGGGGGGAAGCCGAAACATGGGAGCGACCATGACCCAATCCGAACCCCGAATCGTCCACTGGGAGGGTCCCGATATGAGGCCCAACCCCCTGGCCCGCCCCCCGGTCGACGCCGGCCTCGAACGGTTGTTCACCTTCGACCCCGAGGAACAACACCGCCAGTCGATAGCCGAAATCGTCCGAGCTGTCGAAGTCGGCAAG